GCCGGTGCTGAAACGTTTGCAACCGTTCGGTATAATGATATCGTTACTCCGCTGGCCGCTATGCTGTTCTCAACGGTAATTGTGCCAAGCAGTTCGATTTGTGTGTCGGTTGGCGTGATTGTGGCCGTATGTCCGGTAGCGACGTTTGTTGCGCTGTTGGTGGCGTAACTGGTTGCGAGCGTTCCCAACACGTAGGGAACCTTATCGCCGCCGACGTTGTATTCCAAACCAGTGTTAGGGGCGAAGCCGTATTCTATGGCGGTGGTCGTCCATGTTCCTGAAATTTTCCATTGTTTCGTGAGCGTTCCCGCTGCGTCGTCTACAATTTCCTGATAGACGTTAGGTACAAGTTCAATCGTTGTTTGTGTCATGATATCCTACTCCTGATTAATATCCTGCAAATACTTCCTTCACGCTGCCGGGGCCTGAGATATAGGTGCTCCCCGCTTCTGTGGTGAAGGAGGTGCAGCGCAGGTAACCCATGTTCACGATAGTGCCGGAGTTGTCAAGTGCCCCGCATGTGAATTCCTGCCCCGACGCGAGCGACATTGTTCTTCCTGCAGGCACCGTCAGGTTGTTGACCCAAATGTCGTTGTCGCTGGTGACTTGCAGGTTGTGGTTTGTTGAATCCCATGCATCCTGAAGCGCTTGCGATTTGATGGCGAGGTATTTTGACCAATCGGCGGGGACGGCAGTCGTCCCATAAACGTTGGTGAGAACGTCGTTTGTCGTCGCGCCAGTTATTGACGGTAACGCGTTAACACCGATTTTACCATTTGCGTCAACGGCTAAATATTGCGTTTTGGTCGTGCCGTCAGAAACTTGGACAACACCACCACTGCCACCACCAGATCCGCCACTCTCTACATTAACACCGATGTTGCCGGATGAATCTACATTAAGCGGAATCTCAGGACTGCCTGGCGATTCAGCCTTAACTAAACTAACTCTCTGTGTCATATCTATACCCCGATTGCTCGGGCCTCCTCCTCCTTACTTTAAATTAAATTAACTTTCTTCTTCCAGCAATCCCTTTGGTGTACTAAGCATATACCCGGCCCACTCTATTGAGTCTGAGACAATCGACTTTGCGTTGATCTCGTAATGGTGCTGAATATTACCCGGTAAGTGAGCGTGGCCTACGAGAAACGTATTAACGCCGCCCTCAAGAGCTGGTGAAACGACTACCACGTCATTCCGCTGGATATCGGCAGTCGGAGAGCAGTAGCACTTGTGAGTCAGTTTGTCCTTCCGAGACTCGTTATTCAGTCGTTCGTGTGCGTTGAGCTCTCTAACTCTGCCCGCCACCGTATCTATCAGATACCACGTCATCGGAGCCTCACCGTGTCCGGATGTGTTATATGTCCTGCGCATCCGGTAGATCATAAACTCCGACGTATAGACATAGGAGTCCTCGACTGCATCTGTAGGGTAGCCGCTTAGTATCTTTGACCGATCAGTTATGACGCTCTCGACATTATCCTGATCGGGATCGCCGTTGCTCACGTCTAACCTGACCAGGGCACCTGTAGCACTGCTATCGAGATGTCAGAGTAGACATCATACGTTACCGCGCAGGTATTGGTAGCACTCGCCCATCTTGAGGGTGGGAATAGCGCCACTGCGACCGTACCGCTGGTGGGCACAGTAACCGCTTCAGTAGCCACGACACCCCACTGGTCTGCTACGCCCTGAAACGTCGCGGTGTGCGTGTTCGAGACGTCTGAGTTCTTGACCAGCACGACGGTCATCGCAGCTCCTGACGCCATCGGTATGAGGTCGCCCGTGGAGCTGGCTGAGGCCGCTGTATAGGTTAACGCAGTTCCCGTTGTACCTGCCGGCACTCCTGGCACTATTGCAGTAAAGTTTGTTGGATTCGTCATTTAAACCAAGGTCTCCTTACATATTGTACGTCACGTATGCGCCGGTTCCCTGTAAGCTTCCGCTGTAGGTTTCGTAGCCGTCAACGGGGCCCATAAGGTCAAACTCAGCGATGTTCACGTTGCCGACGTAGTAGCTTGCTGCTGGGCCGGGTGTTACGAGCATCATCGGAACTGGGTTCGTATTCGTCTCCCAGTAGCCTTGCATCAGCTTAATGCCTGGGCCTTGTATTCCACTCGTCAGGTCAATGATCCAGTCGCCGCTAAAGTCAACTGACCAGTCCTTGAACCCGCTTACATACGTGGAGTTCGGGAAGTTATCTTTGTCTTTAGCTTGCTTTTGGTCGGTCTTACGTTTTAGGTCGCCCTTATCCTGACCATCTAAGCCAACCCACTGAGAGGTTGCGATGCTCCAGATGTAGATGTATTGATCCGCACCTAGTACCCTGTCGGGAGTAAACTCCCCAGAAGTAGGCCCAATACCAGGACTCGCGCCAAGCCCCAGCTTTTCAGGAGCTCCCGTTGTTGGTGGTGCGCGAGGGGTCTTATATGGTTCAGGTTGCGCTGCTGGCGCTACTTGTCGCGGGGCAGCGGGGATAATAACGTCGTCTTTCTTTTCAGTCGTTCCGTTTGCCATGTTAATCAGCTCCCGGTGCTCGTATGGCTAATCCTGGCTATTTTCTTAGCTTCAACTCCGAGATTCCATGCGACCTGCCCACAGCCGATATCAGCCATAAGCGTATTCGCTGCGGAGTTAAACGCAGTGATATCGCTCGACTCAACTTTTAGAGGCTCTTTAACAGGTGTAACCTCAGGTTTTCCAGTCTTAAACGTCATCGGAGCGTCTTTTCCGTTCTTCTTTCCGTTTGCCATGTGTGTTACCTAAAAAAATTAGGAAGCTACCAGAAGTGATCCTCCCACATTCCGATTTTAATCCGCTTCGGTGTGCAGTGTTCGGGTTCAAGCGGTTGTGTTCCGCCAAAGAATGGTTTAGCCTGCATCGCTACCATTTGTTCCAGGTCAATACTCATCTGCCTAAACTGCTGGTATCGTTGCTGGTAGTCACCGCTCCAGTCACCGAGCTTAATCTGCGTACTGGGAGCGAACCGCGCTGCTAGTTTATCTGCACACAGTTTTCCTGCCCAGTAGACGTTCGTAACCGCGAGACCGCCTTCTGCTTGGGGGAGTACGATGTAACATATCTCCTCGTCCTGCAGCAGTTGGTGGTTGCCGTCGGTGTCCCCGATCGTGAACCGAACCGCATCCTTCATCGAAGTGGTAGGATCGCCACTGTAGCTCCACGTCATTTTTCTTTAGCTCAGAAGTACGTACTCGACACCGCGCTGTTGAGGAAGTACGCCAGGTCTGGTGCGATCTGTTCCATGCCCATTGCCATCTCGGCTTCGAGTCTCATTGCCTTCCTCCACTCCAGGCGGAAGTTACGCACAGCGAACCAGCCTGCTCCACCTGAGCCTTGTATGTTCTGATAAGGCCCACCAGAGCTGAGGTAGCCGTTCCAGCCGAAGGTATATCCTGCGCTTGGCGTAAGTATCGAGGGCGTTGGGTTGCTGTAGCAGAGCAGAGCATCGTTGCCGTATGCAAAGCCATAGCTTGCACTTGCGCCTTCTGCTGCCGAGTTTACCACACACATCGGTATGATAACACGGTCAATGCTGAACACTTGTGCAAGAGCCTGTTCACTGACAACAGCCGGAGCGCCAGGCGTTCCACCGAACTTTATCCTCTCAATGATTTCCGGATGGACAATCAACGCTTCGTAGACTTGCGGGCCTAGTACGAGTGTATTAGGCACAAAGCCAGTCTGTTGAGCGATAGACAATCTATACTTCCGTATCGTTTCGATTGGCGAGGAGTTTAGCTGGTCGTCGAACTGGACAAACTTGTAGTCAGTTGGGTCGCTTGTGACTTCGGCTTGCGTGTTGCCTGTTGCCTGGTTCGACCAGACGCCAGGGGTGAAGTAGTTGGTCACAAACTCCATCTCACGCGCCAAAAGAAGCTTCTGCGTAAGGAATAGTGAAATATCCCTCTGCATGTTCAACGGAGCATCGGCGTTAGCCGCTACCGCATCGCCAAGGTCAACGTGTAGGCCCCAGACATCGCACATGTAGGTATTCTTCATGTTGATGCCGTAGCCGGTACCAGTGGTCTCAGCGCCGTCTAACCGAACTTTAGCTTCATTCGTGAACCAGTAGTCTTTGTTGTACGACACGTAGTAGTCGCTTTTCTTCTGTACAGGTATCAGCGGGAATATATTAGCCGCTTGGAACTGCGTTTGGCTTTGGATGTATGCCACTGAAAACGTCGTGTTAGGGACGTTAACGTGCACGTCGTAAACAGTGGGTTGACTCTTGGTCAACGTGACGTGATCGGGCATCGTCCACGCTTCGCTGATGTCGTCGATGTATCCGGCTTTAGTAAGTCGTGAGGCTGCGCCGTGTAGTCCGGCTTGGCCTAATCGCGCTGCGTTCCCAGAGAGTCCCATATTAGGAGTGAACGACGCGACGTTTCTAAATCTAGTTGCCATTTTTGTTTTTCTCCTTAATTGGTGATTATGTGGACTTCCAGGACGCCTGTGTCACTGAGAAAGGTCGTCGTCTGCGTGTAGTGGATCGTAAGCGTGTCCGTTGGCGCGAACGAGTTGTTGAGCGTTGGAGCTGCTGACTGGCTGACCACTGTGCCCACTGTATCTGAGTTGCTGAGTGTCAGCGTTACCGTCGCAGGGCCTGCTGATTGTACCTGCCGTCCTGAACCGCCGGTATACAGTTTAAAGTCAAGCGTCCCTACGCCTGAGCTTGTTCCTGCTGCGGTCGTGTAGATACCGTAGACGCCAACAATAGAGCCAGTAAAGCCTAGTGGTATAGACGCATAGACATTACCCGATGCGGTCAGGTTCGTCTGCTTGATGCCGAACATGAGTTGCCCAGCGTGGTAATTCGTGCCCTGTGGTTGATGCGCTATAAGAGCGATGTCGTGTATCTCACCGGCTCCGCCGCATATATCCTGGCTCATCATCCCAACGATAACGTCAGTGCCACTTATACCGGGGCCGAGGGTGCCGTTGGTATCGTAAACCTTGAGACCTTGGCCTGGGTTCGCTGTCGTGCCCATATACGCTTTAGAATGCCCAAGTTCTGTAACGGTCGCAATATCTCCTGCTGTTGGGTCGTTTTGTAGTATCCCCCACGCCTGATTTGCTGGTACTGTAACCGCTCCGATCGTCTGAGCAGAGGTAGAGGCAATATACATCTTGCCGTCAGTCCCCATCATGACCGCTCTGAATTGCGCTGTGTTAGGGGTGAAAAGCCCTGTGCTTGAAAAGTCTTGCCCAGCTATGTAACTCATTTGCTGGACTGGTGCATCGCCGACCATGATTATCTACCTCCTAAAACACGGGCGAGGTTTTCGTTGTACCCCTCGGGGTCTGCGTGAACGATATCCGTGTATGCCTGTTCGTAGGTGACTGCTCCACCGCTCTTTCTAACGGCTTCTTTTGCCAGGGCGTCCCAACGGACAAGTGGATCTTGTGCGTCAGTACCGCTCTCAGCCTCGGAGCCGAACTCAGCGAACAGATCGCCTTTAGCAAGCATCTCTTCGTGAGCGTCTAAAAGCTGGATAAACCGCTTAAAATGACTCTCGTCCATTACATCCCCTGCATACTTAAGCAGTGGGATGAAGTCCGGGCCCTTCGCAATGTGCTCGTAGGAAGCGGCTTTCTGGACATAGATACGGTCAACCGCATCACTCTCCAGCTTCTCGATCCTTGCGTCTTTCTCTACCATCATGCGGTAGAGCGGACGGACAGCTTTCTGAACGTCCTCAGGAAGCAGGTCGATATCCTCTTTCTTTTCGATCTTTGCGAGGGCTTTTTCAATATCTGTTTTCTTCATTTTCGTAGCTCTCGATTTCGTGGTGCCGTCACCATCACCATCACAACCATCGTCATCATCGTCGTCGTCCCCGTCATCAGCAGGCTTAGAAGCCTTAGCGAATCCAGAGAGTTCAGCAATTCGTACGAAGGTATCAGAAGGTAATTCATCAGCGACGCTCTTGGTAAGCTTCACTGCGCCTGTTAAGGCTTCATACGCTTCAGGTGGCAGCCCAGGAAATGCTTTTTGTACTTCTTCGTTATCGTTGGTCTCTTGTTTGAGCACGTCGATAGCGAAGGCTGCATTTGATTCTGGTTCCATAGAATTAGACTCCAGTGCGAAATCAGCAGATTTTAAAATCCTAAAACGACGACGGTTAGCACCTTGCTTAACTAATGAGACCTCGTCAACGACAAGGTTTTGAAGCTCGGTCGGACCGTGTTCGCCTTTACTTAAAGAGCTAAGGCTAAGTGCATCATTTGCTTCTGCATTATTGTCCACTCGCGCCTTAGTCCTCTTCTAATAAGGAGAATTGCTTATACGCACTCCAGTTCCACCCAATGAAAACGCATTCAATTCGTTTTTCTCAATGCGATTCCACAGGGCGTCGTCTGTTATCCTAACGCCTATAACCCAGGAGTCCTTTGTGATCTGTTCGCCATCGACGACCATATCAGCGGGCGCGATGAATGACTCAACGAGTTCTGCTTTGGCTGCCCTCATGTGCGAGTCACGGATAGCCCTGCTTTTAGCGACGAAATCCCATGCTGCATCTCGCAGGGCCTTTTTTGTGGTCCAGTCCTGCTGAGAATCCAGTGCACACCGGGTGTCGCCCTTTTCACATGGGCTGTATACAACTCCGTAAACAACGCGAGGTTCATCCGATTTCAACAGCGGAATCTCGTATTGCCAGGTTGCGTCTGTATCTGTCATATTAAAATCCTCATCTACCTATATAGGCTTTGCTTGTATCTGTATGAATTCTTCGTGTGTTTTTGTGCCTTTACGCAGGTTACAGTCTGCACAACTTAGGACTATATTTGATATATCGTTTGAGCCCCCCCGTGATAACGGGTTCATATGTTCTGTATGGTACACGCTGTTAAGTGTTTTATAGAGCAACTCACCACAGTAGAAACAAAAACCGTTTTGTTTATGCCAAAGGTCGTGTAGTTCTTCGGTGGTATACGATCCGCCGTTGCCTTCTATACGTGCTCGACGATTATGGCGATGCATCCTATTCTTTTCTGGATTTTCTCTCTTCCATGCACCAACCAACTCTGGGTTCTCTTTTCGCCACTCACGTTGATGCTCAACTGCGTATGTAGGGTGTTCTCGCCGCCATTGTCGCGTATACTCAAGTTTGTATACCCGTCTTACTTCTAGTTTACACGATGTACAATACTTATGAGTAGACGACTTTCTAGCGACTTTTCGTCCACACCTTTCACAATCAAAATAGTCTTTACTTGCGGCCATAGCACTTTACTAACGTTTAGATTGTTTCCTAGCTATTAGGGACTTAGCCAGCATGAGCCTCTTTCTTTGGAACTCCTGTTCCGCTCGAGGTACGCCTAACTCAAGCAGTATCGGATGTGGTAAGGTAAAGTCTATATCTCTACCTAACGATTTCTTTACGGTATGTCCTAATGCAACCCTAACCATCTTATGACCTTTCTCGATGCGGTTTAACTCAGTATCAAACCAGTCAGACCATTTTTCGATTTCATCTGTATTTGGTTCACGAGGCGTACCGTTATCGTGCTTACGCAGGTGCGGTACAAGATACATAAACGCAATATCGTTTCGAGTCAGGTTAAGTGGTTTTAGATACCTCTCATCAAAGATCCTGCCAGGTTTGCCGGTCATCGCTGACTTACGGATTGTATCGTTTGGACTTGGTGATGCCGCGATAAAGAGCACCTGGGCACGAGGACCAATGTATGTTTCGACATCTAACTTTTGAATGTTGTCTGGAGCATCTTCACCTATGTCTTTGTAGTAGCTTCTGAGCGTTGTTTTCATTGATGCGAGTTCATCCGGTGGGATACCTTTTGACTGATTGATTCGTCCCGCTGCTGCTGCAAGTGCTGTTCTGTTTATTTTGAACTGTCCGTTGATTATATCTCCAACAGGGAACTTAAAGTCAGAAAGCTTGCTCGGGTTTGGTGCGCTCCACAGATAACCTCTTTTGAGCTGGCTGAAGTTAATATCGCCATCGGCGTTCGTAGCTGCTGCAACCATACGCTTTTGTGCTGCTCCGGCGTCCCATGCTCCTGTATCCGCTATCGGTGCGTCTTGTTTACCATGAGCGTCCTTATCGACATCTTCTTTGCTCATATTCTGGCACGCGGTTCGTGTTTTCTCACAGTCCTTTTCAGCTTCAGACCCGGTCTCGCCAGCTTTCTCTTTCAGTTTCATACAGTTATCTACGACACCTTGACAACCGCCAGCCTTCTCGACTGATTTTTGCGATTGCTGCACTGTGGTATCAGGTGGGGTTTCCGGGCCTGAACCACCTTGCTGGCATGGTGGACACGGCGGACAATCGGGGCAGCCCTGCGATGATGGCGAGGTCTGGTCGGTGTTGTTCATGCCGCTAGGTAAATCCTGTTTGCCGATTCCTTGCTCAGCGTTGACGTCTTGTTGTGTAGCAGCTGCTTGTGCTGATTCGACCGCCCCCTCTGCTGCGGTTTGAGCTTCTTGTGCAGCAGCTCGTCTGTTTTCAGCAGCGGCCATGCCACCAGCTTTAGGCATCACTTGCTGGTGTAGTTTTTCCCAAACTCCGGGGGGTAGGTATTGTTTGACGCTTTCAAACATCGCGTCAACGTATTGCGGACTGTATGTTCTTTTTTCGATTTCGACTTCTTCAACAGTTTCATTCATCTCTACTTTGGTCCTCTCTAAATTTATCGTTCATATGCGCGCTTCTTCGGAATCTGCTTCGGTTTCTGAGATTGAACCATTCTGTAAAAATCATTCTCAGATAATTCTTGACCGTTTACCGTGACCCCACCTTTACCATACATACTCATTGGCGGTAGTCTTGGGGCCATTTTATTCGGGTCAGCGAGTAAACTACTCGGGTTATTTGACGTCGTAGCTTGTGGTCTTTGCTTTTCTATTGACCTAAGCATCGCTTCCTGTTGCTCTGCGCTAGGCTGTGGTCGGCCATCATGAGGCATTAACATCGCATGTCTGACTTCATGCTGTCTTTCTATCTCTTCATCGTGCAGGGTAAGTAAGTAGGTAAGCGCGATTTCAGGGGTGATTTGCATGGCACTAAGCATTGCTTTCTCAACGGCAGAGATACCCGGGCGTGACAACATACTGGCACGCATGCCGTCGATCATTGCGTCCCAGCGTTCGAGTAAATCTCCAGACAGGTCAAGTTTGAATGGTTTAAGTTTCTTCTTTTTCTTGGCGGCCTTGGCAAACTGAGCTTCTATTTCTTCTTGCTTGGCCTCAAACTGCTTGAGCTGTTCTTCTTCCTGTGAGGCTTGTAGTGCGGCTAGTGCTTCAGGTTCGGAGGCAGTTGAGATAGCTTCTAAGAACTCAACGTCTGCGGTTTCTTCAGGGGATCTATCACGTTCAGCGATTGCTTCTCGTAGGAACTCAATGTCTTTATCTTCTTTAGGTTCTTGCTCTGGAAAGAGTTTATCATGAAGTTCTTTTTCGATTTCTTCAATGCTCTTTTTATCGGTAGGCTCAATTATAACCTCAGCTTCCTTCTTCTTAGTGACTTTCTTAGTTTTAGGTTTAGCTTCTTTTTTTTCAGCTGGCATTAAATCCTCCTAAACGTGAGATATAATTCCGTAAATCATTTCAGCAATGAGAACACCGGCGATTATGATTATGAGTTCTTGCAGACATTCTTTTATGTTCATTAGATTCTAGAAGTGGAATACGAAATGCGCTATGAGTATCCAGACCAACGGCCATCCGAAGAACATGAACAAAGCAAATGCCGCTTGCCAGTCTTTTGATGTATCGGTGATGTCTTTAAGTGCGTCGTTCATTTCTTTCTTTTCTTTCCGAGAAAGTTTTTCAGTGTTGGTCTTATTCGGCTGCGCCCACCCAGTATCACGTTCTTCCTGCATTATCGCTTTCTGATGTTCCTCTCGCTCTTTAAAGGCTTGCTTAACCATCTCTTTCCCTTCAGGTGTTGTACACATCTTAAGGAGCTGTCTTTTATTCACGCGAATGACTTGAGGCCCCTCAATTCCAAAGTCTTCAGGATCGTTCCACACGTTCTTGGCCTTCATGTTCAGGCTCCGTTCCTGTTTTACTTAGATACCACGTTCGATATTCTTCTAGCATTTGACCTCTCTGAATGGACAGTTACTAATATGGTGTTTGAGCTCTAATTTTAGGTCTTTTATCTGCCGTTCTAGTTCTTTAATCCAATCAACAGTTTCTTTGTCCATACTACGCCTCAGTTAACATCTTTTCAAGAGTCGCTACACGCTGCTCTAAGCTCTGTATCTTTTGGACTTTGTTTGCTCGCTTTTTCTTCTTACCCTTAGGTTGAGTTCCCTGTATATATGCAACCGAAAACTCATCCGTCGGGCTATTCACGTGCACATCTGTACTAGTCGGTTCGCTCTTTGCGGTTTGAGCTGGCACAGTTGTTCCAGGCGTTCCTGCTAATGTGTACGCTCCAGGGTACGGAGTTTCTTCATTAAGCGGCTGTGCTCGTTCTCTTCTACGAGCTGGCACTTGTCCGGGTAGCAACGAATCAACTGGCGTTGTGCCTGGTGCGTCTGGTTCTGGTTCAAGTGGAAGATGTGCAAGTCTCCACAGTGCGTTTCTAAACTGAACGTCGTCCGGTATCGCAACCCCACCTCGAGCGACGTTGTTAAGGAATATACCCAGATCGCTTAGTTCCGAGCTTGCTACCTCACCGTGCACTAACCTCGGCAAACTTGACGGGTTTATGTCAGGGTTCATCTGCGCTAGTCGTGGAACTGCATAAGAGTTAATCACTGAACAAATAGAATCTAAAATCGCTGTAATGCTGAGACTAAACAAGTTATTCCGGGTTTCTGCTAATGCGTACGATCCTGTTGTATCCTGTCCAAGCATAAGGAAATCTGCTAGAACAGACATTGCGATTAACTTATTGTATCGTTGAATCCCAACATCCGGGAGTAATTGCCTTTGTGATTGTGGGCCTAGTAATTCAATAGAATACATCTGCCCGCCGCCGCGTTCAGGTGGAAAAGAATTACTTGGTAATACATACCCTTCGTCCTGGTTTCGTTTTAAGTTGCGGACGTACCGGGTAAGTAGCTGCATCATTGCGGTTGAAGTTGGATCGACGCCGGTTATGACTTCACCTGGAGCACGTATCACAGGAACACCGGCTAAGTCTCGTTCATACCCGACCATTTCGATTTCTTCTAGCAGCTTTTTAAACTCGTAGGCTCGGTATGCACCTCTAAAGAGTGAATTGTGAGTCGGAACGAATCCATTACCTATCAAAAATAGGTGATCTGGGCTATCTGTTTCTATGCAAGCCGTGTCTTTTCGACCAACGTATGTAATTTTTTGAATGAACTGTCCACGAACTTTTAATGTGTCTTTGATGTTCTGTTGCTCTAGTTTTCGAGCAAGGCGGTGTGCTGGTTTGTGTAGGTAGAACGACAGCTTGTAGTCTGTTTTCTGCTGTATTATTTGGTGGCCGTCAATGATGCCACCAAGATCGCCTTTCTTACCGTGCTTGCTTAACTTTGGTCTGCCGCCTAATGAGAATACTAGCTCTTTCACTTGTAACATTAGATCATAGTCGTTGTTACAGAAGCAGCTATTACGATCCTCTTCATTGTTTGAATAGCCGTCTGAGTCCATTAAACCTTGCAGCAACGCTAGGCGCTGATCTAAGCTTGATTTTAGATAGATTTCTGGAATGTGTTTATGTTCTAATACGCCTGCCTTTCGCAGTTTGGCTTTTAATCCTTTAATGTTGAGACTTTGGCCGTGTCGGTAACCAATAGTAAATCCTGCTTTGATTGCTTCGGCCTTGACATGTTCTAAGTCCTGATCTCCTGATGCTAAAACTCCTGTGCCACGACCACCATCACCAAGCCAATACCCTAGGATATATGGATCAAGCGGAAGTTCTTTATACCCCCCCTTGATTTCAGGAACAATGCCCGTGCAGAATGACATGTTCTTTAGCGGTGAGTTTATTCTATCGTTGAGTTCTTTTGTATTGCAGATACGGGGCTTTTTGTCGTTTACTCGGTCGTTGAATGTAGTAACAGACCATAAGTGGTTTTCGTCTGCTAAAACGTGGTCACCTGACGAGAACTGCATATCATAAACCGGCCGGTCAAACCATACCTGTGATTTAGCAATAACGTTACACACTCCGCCTTCTGAGTTGTAGATACTGTCACCGACTTTCACTTTCCCCATCGTAGTCCAACCGTTAGGCGCTGGTATAGGCGTATCTAGCGTTACCGCCGTCCCTTCTGGGTTGCCCTTGCGTGGCTTTATCCTGAAGAGTAGCATTTTCTCTATAGGTATTTCAGTTATCTGGAATTTAGGTGGTGCGAGTTGTCTAAAACCTCTAATACCGCCGTGCTCGTCAAAGTGCCAGTTTAACAGAGTCTCTTGAGCTCTTGGAGCTAACTTTCTCCATCCTATTCGGCCATCGTCGTAATTTGAATCAAGTGTAGAATCTTCTGGGTGTGGGCCTTCTCGTTTCTTGTAAACAATCTCAGCAATAGAGTAACCAAATACACCACAACTTAGGATATCCGGCAATGTGTCTTCCCAGGATGTGCTCATATCCTCCCAGCACTGTTCGTAGAATGTAATTGACTTTGCTAGTTCCGGGTCTTGCAGGTTGCCGTTTGAATCACGCTGTCCGTCGATCTCCCACCAGAAGTTTACTGAGCGGCATATCATCTCGACGGTGTACCAAATCGCTGAGATAACAGCGTCCATATCCCGCATTTCTTTCCATTTGCGGACGCCTCTGGTGTATTGGAGTTGTTCTAACCATTCTTCGTAGACGTACGGCGGGACATACATGAGTCCCGTGGTGCCGTATTCCTGGAACCAGTTGATGTTGGGTGGTAGTCCCGGAGTTGACGGGCCGTAACCCATTAAGTCACCGTAGCCTAGTGATGGAAATCCTGTCGCATCCATTGGCTGATCGGTAAGGTCAAATCCTTTAGCTATGATGCTATTCCGTGTTTCAGCAAAATCTGTTATCCCGTTCTTTGCCATTCGAAGCTTAGTCCTCTTTTATCCTTATTGTACAATCGTTTACTCATAAAGTCATTAAACGGAAGCCGTATAGTCGTTTGATTAATGCCTTTTGTACAATCATCAATTCTCACGGCGGTTCTTCACCACCTCGATACGGTTTGTCTTCATCCATCGCCAAGTTTGGTAAACGTCTACCTAAATCACTTGCCGGTAACTCTCCGCGTGGCCCGTGAACTGCGATAGGTGGATATGGAGTAATACTAGACGCCTGGTCCCTTTTAAGCGCCCACCAGCAGACTAGACATAAAGCAAAGACTAAATCATCATGATCTGACTCGCGCCACGCTTCGTAGCTTTCATGGCGTGTCCTCTCGTTAATCTTAATCCTGAAGTTCTCAATTTCTCTGATAAGTACGTCTTTATGCTCTAAACCGTCGTCAATTTTCAAGAGCTTTTTACCCAACATCGCTTTAGCTGCGCCTACCAAATCTTTCTTAGGCACGTTCCAAACCCCGTTTCCGAAGTTATCATTCTGGCCGCCGGTTACGTTTACTGGTACACATTTTAACCCTGATTGCGTGAACATATCGACAATAGGTCTGCCTACACCTGTGGCATCGACGACTAAGCCAACCTGGGCCCTTGTTAATAGCTTCGTAACCAGCGTAGAGATCCAACGTACGATATCGGGATACGCTGTGCCTTTTTCTAACCGTTCGCAGAATCTAATGTGGTAGGTTTTGCCTATTGGAGTCTCTTGCGTTACTTTAGCGACTGCACTTCTGACTGCGCTTTTACCTGTTGCATCACCTATGCCGCTTAGTTCAAACGAATCCCTTGACGTTGGTGGAGGTGGAATTAGTTTTGCTTCGGTGCATTCCATTACTGCTACTGCGGTAAAATCGGCAGCTTGTCCAAGGTCTAGGCCTACGAAAAACGTCCTGTTAATTGAATACTTCTTAGCGCATTCGAGGCAGATAATAAACGGAGCATGGTATGTTGAGAGTTCGTCTGCTGAGGTAATGGTCTTGTGACAAGCGTTACAGTGGATTTCTTCTTTATCAGCCATCTTTTCGCTTTATCTTTCCGATCTCAAGCTCTACTCTATTTCGTTCTTCTTCGAGGTATTTGTCTCGTTCATCTATTGCTTGTAACTCATCTTTTTGTGCTTGTGTAAGGTGAGCGTATTTATACAGCTCTACAAATGCTATTTCAAGCTCAGTTACTCGGTCTTCAAGTGGTGTTGTCATATTCCCCATCCTAGACTATCAATCATACCGCGTGCAATAGGCTTATCTGGAACTGGAACATCAAGTTCGCCAGTAACGGGATCAAAAAGCGGTTTAACCTCTTTTGAGAAGGCATTTTCTATTTCTTCAATACTAAATACGCCTTCTTCGTTCTCTCGAAACTCACACATGTATTCCTGCATGAAGTAACGGTCGCCTTTGGTGCGCTCAGTATCTAAAAACTCTTTATCTATCCTCGGACATTCTTCGGCAGTTACGCGCACCTTAAACCATCGCTCTTCGCTTTTCGTCCATTCTTCGTAAAAGAAGCCACTCCGGCCTTTAGGGGTTGAAAGCAACACGAGTTTGCCATGTGATACGGCAAGCATTGGGCGCACTGCATCATAGAGGCTGTTAACAACGCGAGCGGCTTCGTCCACAATAAGAAGAGATACACCACTATAGCCCCTGACTGTCTGTTCGTTTCCAGGGAGTGCAACGATCCTGGACCTGTTTGCGAGCTGTATGGTGAGGGCAGTTTCAATGATACTTGCCATTGGGTGGCCTATATCTTTATAGTACCACATTATCTTTTTAAACAACTCACCTGATTGCCGGATTGTTGGGGATAAAACAAGCACAAGAACCCCTGGATTGTTTAAAGCGTGGTGTAATGCAAGAATCGCCGTAATGGTGCTTTTTCCAGACTGTCGAGAACAGTTAAGGATAATCCGCTTCTCTTTTGAAGATAAAATCTCCTTCTGCCAAGGATCTGGTTCAATGAACTGCTGGGCAAACTTGATTGGGTTAAGCGCGAGTGCAAGCGTTCTTAACTCGCCTGTGTCAAGGTTGCCAAATTCCTGTTCAAGGCTACTTATCATCTTCCTCTGCTAGTTTAAGGAGTTCTTCGGACAGCTTTAGACGAGCTTCATCGTTCAATGATGAGTCTAATGCCGTCTTAATACGCATTAATTTTGATGTGTTGTCTATCTTGACCTTACCGGCGATTTCTACTTTCTTGGTGTCTCTGCCTGAGATTTTCTGCGTTACATCAACAGCTCCGAGCCAGCGATGTGTGACTGCCCATGATCCCGGCTTATCGTTTTGCATTATTTTAAACGAGTCTCTACGTAATTCTATGGCTTCTTCAAGCGTTTCGTCGTCCGCAGCGATAAGTTTAGCTTGCCACCGTTTTTGTCGTTGTTCGTCTAAATGGTCGTCATACGCGGTAGCTCGTTCTACCCAGTGATACTTAGAACTCCATCTCCCTATGAGCCTTGAACTTTTGCGGCACTCTTCTGCTACCTTTTCTAAACTCCGTTCTATCCTTAGATCCCTATAAAGACAAAACGCAGCGTATGCCTTCGAGCTCTCGTTATTCAATCGTTTCCACTGCTGCGTCATTCTCTCCACCAAGGCGGGTACGGAAAAATATGATGCCACCACGGGGGTTTCCAGTGTTTATGCCGGATTGTTACCCTAACCCTCTTGCTCTTTGATTTTTTGTAGTACATAAAAAAGGAGAAAGGGTTTAGTCGCTTCCCCCTGCAAAGTAGGCTTGAAACTCATACGTCCCTGCAGCTGCTTCGGTCATTTCCATCGAATACGTGCCGTCGGCTGCGGTTACTGCGGTTGCTCCGTCGATGTTGTTACCCGACCCGTCTTGTAGTTGGATTGTCTGGTTTGGTATGCCTACTCCGGTGTCGTTTCGCGTTAACATCCCTGTGACTGGGAATGCGACGTTTACGAACAATGCGCCTGTCGTTGGCAGGACCATCGTGGTCGTCGTGTCGATTGCAGCGGCGTTTATGGTTGCAGAGCCTACTGCACTTGTAGATGGGTTAAATGTGTCGGTCATTTTAAAAATTCTCCTTAAACTAATGTTTTGTTGTACCTGTTTTTGCGTTCTATGTTGTGTAGTTCTTTTGAGAGCACGTACGCTTGTTCTTTACATTCGCTGCACCACTGGGGGTACAATAAGCACCACGTACGGCATTTGTCCACGTTAGCGTTGCTCTCGTCCTCTTATTCAGAATATCTCACAAAAATATTGTATCCGTAGACCAGTAGCCTCTTTTTCCATCAGCCGTTACGAGCCATAGGAAGTTAGGGCCACTAACTACCGGCATCGTAAGTCTCCAAGCTCCCTCTGCATTGCTGATTGGAGAACCCATGTGGGTCCAGTTCTTAGTTGTGCCTCGCGCAGATGCTCTATCGATGTTTATCTGGGCATTTGGAAGTAGGTTGCCTACCGCGTCATAGGTTGACCCTACGAGCGTTAGTTGCGTGCCGACGAGCTGGTTGATGCCCCAGGTGAAGTTTGCGGGTGTGGCTGGCTTTTGTGTTGGTGCCGGTCCTGGTGAATCACCGAAGCGCGTTAGGATGTTTTCCTTGATGGGGGTGTACGTTTCCATGAGGGTTTGCATCATTGCAAGCTCTGCAAATGCGGATGAGTCCCCTTCTACGTACCAATAACTAAACCCTGCTGGTATAACGCCATTGGACACGTATTCATCGGCTATTTCGAGGTAGGTATCTGCGTTGGCGCCGTAATCGTTTGAACACCAACTCCCTATCATGATGCCAATTTCTTTGCATCCGGCGTCCTTGTTGTAGCCTGCTTCTGTGCCTAGTTCTGAAGCTGAAATCATTGAGTTGGAGGTGTAGCTTTCCAGGTATGACGCACAGCCTTTTGGGCCCATGACTGCGCCAGCGTTGCCGCCGGTGGCAGCCCATATGTTATTGTTCTGGGTCGGGCCGCCTGTGCCTTCACCACCGCAGTTCCAGAAGATTAGAGAATTCATTATCGCCGTGTCTTCAACAGCGCCTTCGCTTTCACCGCCGACTGCCTGTATTCCTGCGGCAGCTAAAGCTTGGTAATACGATGTACAGTTTTGTCCACCGCAACCACCGCTGCCGTCATTCGAGTTGTTCATTATCGGACTTGCGCCTACTGCCTGACACGCAGCTACAAAACTAGCGTCTGCTCCTGCGCCGGGTGACGTGACTTGGATTAAGTCAGCAAAGCCCTGGTTCCATAGTGTCGGAACGTTTGAAAACAAACTTGCGGCTAATTGATATACTCCGGTTGTTGTCATTGTGATACTCACTTTATTGGGGAGCGGCAGAATATCGGAGGTGATGCAAAACTCTGCCGCGCCCACAGTGTTGAGGTTTTCGTGTAAAAGAACGCATTAGTATCTAATAACCGTTGTGTGTATCTGGGCCAAAAAACGCGGTTTGCTTATATAATAAGAGGATAGAGTTTCATATGTAATCGGCGTGCTACTATTGCACATGCTGAAGAGAGAAAAAGGTTGTGCTACGATATCCAGAAGCGTTAGACTTGAGTCCAAAGCAGATCCCGCTTATTATGATGATCGGGTTACGCTTGGAAAGGATTGAGTACCAGCTTGCTAACCGCACGCATCAGAATTATATTAACCCTCATTCTCCTACGATTTTTAAGCAGCATCATGTAAGGGCTTTAGAGTATACAGAAGAAGAGTTAACTGTTGCACAAGACCGGATTAAGGATATTAAACACCATAAGAGCAGAATGGTACTGTACGATTGGGCGAGTGAGGTTGACAGGCTGTGGGATATTGCGGCTGCTCTTCTTTTTCAGCCGTGTCAGATTGTGCCTTGATTAAAAAAAAAGAGAGGTATAGAGTCCCTACGTTTTAGTTTCTATACCTTGTGATTCAACGCCGTAATAAAGTAAGCCACCGTTTGTCAATATCACTACATTGCCTATTCCAAATTTTTTAAATGTGTTCCTCCAAACATCTGAAAGTTTATCTGTACTCGCTATATAGAATGTAGCACTTGGATAAAACAACTTATGGATCAACAGCTTACCCAACGCCGTAACAAGATGTTTGTCCTCCATACGATTAACTACTTCAAAAACATGCTTTTTGTCGGCTGTAACTGCATCAACAGCTCCGGCCAATGTCGCTTCCCCCATTTTGACCGTTACTTCTTCCTTACGAAGTGCATCAACAAGCCGCGTCCTAAGTATAGCATGGTCTTCTATCTTGTGGCTAAGTTGGCGTTTTGCTCCTTTAATCACCCCATTTAGCGTCTTGGTTTTGATGTTCTGGTCGTGTTTTAGTTGCCTAACAGCCATGTTATACAACTGTTCGCTGTTTTCTCTACTCATCCCACCGTAGTATATCAAACGCATGGTACTATCATTACATTTCATGCGGCTACTTTTGTCTATCCCGTCTTTTTTAAGCCGCTCTCGGAGTTCAATTACCCGTATTGCATTACCTAAACTTGAGTTAGAGCCCCCTAAGTTGCAGGCTTTGATGTACTGGGCTGATTCAACCAATTTCTCTTTTTCACAGTTCGAACTTACGTCGTTGTTTGTTTTCATAATACTACATTAATCTTCAAAAAGAAGCCAGTTCTCAATTTTGACCAACTAAATCAGAGGTGGTCACAATTCGATAAATTTATATCCAGAGGTAAAAAGTAGATACGATACCTCTTAGAGAGCGCAAGGGACGAAACACGACCCTGAGCTATAAGCTCTTTAATACACTTATAAAAAGCTGCTTTTGAACGTTTACCTAAATAAAAGTCCTTGTATCGCATAGGCCCTTTCTCTAACTGACTAAGAATCTCTAATTCAATATAGTAGTTATTAATAAGACCAATCATCTTAAGAAGCAATATATACTTTTTTCCTACAGCACTCATCGCAGAGCATGTCAGTTGTGAGGGTGTCTTCATCGACGGTTAGTTGGATGTACTCGTCTAGTGGGATGTCTTTTCCACACTCTGTGCAGGATGTCATTTCTTAATCAACACTTCCTCACTTTTTAACTAAAATCTCTATGCAGCTCTTTAAATCTGCAATTTAAAATGGTTTCGTTAAATTCTGGGATTGAATACAACTTTCCATATTCATCTTCTATCCAGACGTGATAATCAGCGATTTGACATAACCTATTCGCTTTTTCGTTATATTGTTTTATTGAATAGAACGTAAACGTATCCCCAGAATGTTTGCCTATGTGGTCAGTCAAA